CAGGTGATTTTTTTGAATTAATCTCCTTTATCCAATCAAATATATTTTTCATTTATACTAATTCGTCTTTTAATTCCTCTCTTAATTCAACTGGGATACCTTCACCTAGTATTTTCATTGTTGTTGGGTCATAAAAAACGGGAATAGGCATAATAGCATCATTATCTGTTCCTGCTACGAATTTAGAAATTTTTCTTAGAATAACTCCACTCATAAAGATGCTTCCACCATCTTCATTAGTTATTCCAGTTGTGTTAGTTAAATCTATGTTTAACTGTGGTGCTTGTGGTGCTTGACTCATAATTACTTGTTATTTATTAAATTTGTTATTAAACTTATACAATTTATTTCTTTATCTAAACGAAAATTAGCCTTATACTGATGATCATTTATTAATATAGCTGCAGTACCTTCTTTATTTGGTAGGTATTCACTAGCATTGTCAAATAGATATCTAAATAGATCTTCAAAATCATCAACATTTGAATCAGCGAGTATCTGTCTTATCTTTTTGATTTGTGGTTTTGGTAATTTTAATTCACCTACAATAGCAGACATATAACCAGTGGAAATAAGTAAAGAATCATCGATTTTTAACTCACCTCCAGTACTACTTGATTGGATAGTGTTAAGCATTTTTCTAATGTCAGGATAAAACCTGTTAACAATTTTCCCAATGGCAGTGGGTTCATAACTAATGCTTTCAATATCACAAATAGTGGCTAAATGTGCTGCTACTTCTTTTTTAGTAGGTGGTATTATTTTAAATGTTTGACACCTTGATTGTAAGGGGTCTATAATTCTTTCTACATAATTACAGGTTAAAATAAACCTAGTGGTACGTGAAAATGTTTCTATTATATTACGAAGCGAAGCCTGTGCTTGAATTGTAAGAAAATCTGCTTCATCTAAAATCACCACCTTAAGTGGTTTGAAAGAAGCAACACTTGCAAAACTTGATACTTTATCTCTAATAGTTTCAATTCCCCTTTCATCAGAGGCATTAATATAGAGATAATCACAATCTAGGTTTCTAACACATAACTTAGCAAGGGTTGTTTTACCCGTACCTGCTGGACCATAAAATAAATAGTTCTGTATGTCGTTGTCTGCTAATTGATTAGCAATTGAGGATTTTAAACTCTCATTACCAACATACGTCTCTAAAGTTGTAGGTCTGTGTTTTTCGTTTAATAAACTATTTTCTTTAGTACTCACCATATATAGAGAATTTCTGTTCTTTTGGTTTTTCAATTATAACTTCTTCTGCGTCTATAGCAAATAATTTGCCTGCTAATGGTGATAATTTATATTCACCCTTAAATCCTGTCTTAGTCATATAAGCTTCTAAGGTATCAGTTAAGGTTTTGTGAACCGGACCATTTGGTTCGTTAGCAATTAATCTCCATTTATCCCCTGGAGGTACTCTCCTAGCGATTAGTATGTCCTTTTCTACTGTTTTTGTTGATTTTGTCTGTTCCATGTCTTAAATGTACGAAAAATAAATGGGGAAGACAAGCTTCCCCAATTAAATTATTTAGATTCTGCTACAGATGCTTTTTTATAATCTGTAATTACTCTTTTAATAGCCTGTGCTGCTTTTCTAGCTCGTCCTTGACTAGCTTTTGTAGTTCCACTATTTTCTGCTGCTAAGATATTGAAGTTCGCTTCAATTGTCTCAAAAATTTCCTGTTTTGTCATTCTTTTTTATTTATTTATTTATTTACTTGTTAATATTAATTTACATCATTCCAGCACCCATTTGGGCATTAGAATCTAACATTCTCATTTTTTCAAGTTGAGACGTTTTATCTTGGGTTAAAGTACACTCGGTTAACAATACTGTTCCTGCTACTGATGCAGCATTTTCTAATGCTAATCTGGTTACTTTAGTTGGGTCTATAATACCTGCTTCTTTGAAGTTTTCAATTGCTTCTGTTTTAAGATTATATGATTCCCATACATTATTATTTTTAATAATATCACGTGCTAAAATACTAGAGTCTGTATTTGTTATACCAGCATTAGTTAAAATTTGTTCGAAAGGCATACCACAGGCATCATATACAATTTGTGCTCCAATAGTACCTTTAGTAATAGATTCACGTGCAACTAATAATGCTTTTCCACCTCCAGGTACTATACCTTCTTCAATAGCAGCTTTTGTAGCGTGTAATGCATCGTCAACTCTATCTTTTCTTTCTAACATTTCCGTTTCAGTACTCCCACCTACGTGTACAATAGCTACTCCACCAACAAATTTTGATAAACGGTTTTGTAATTGCTCTTGTTCATATGGAGTTTTACTTTTTTGGATTTGTTCCTGCAATTCATCAACACGTTTTGCTATTGTATCGGCATCTCCTTTACCGTCTACAATAGTTGTTTGTTCTTTAGTAATGGTTGCAATTCTTGCTTCACCAAACCAATCCCAACTAAACTTGTCAAGTTGCATACCCTTATCTTTACTAAATACTACACCACCTGTTAGATTGGCAATATCTTCTAAGACAAGTTTTCTTCTATCTCCAAAATCAGGTGCTTTTACAGCACATACATTAACTGTACCTCTCATTTTGTTTACAATTAAGGTAGCTAGAGCTTCATTATCAATATCTTCTGCAATAACTAATAATGATTTTCCTTGTGCTGAAACAGCTTGTAATATTGGTAATAATTCTTTTACTGTATTTAACCTTTGATCTAAAATTAGAATCGCTGGGTTATCTAAAGTACAAGACATAGTATTATTGTCAGTTACGAAATAAGGTGATTTATAACCTCTATCAAACTGCATACCTTCTACTGTTTCAAGATAAGTATCTCCTGTTTTAGACTCTTCAATGTGTACTACACCTTCTAAACCTACTTTATCAATTGACTGAGCAATTAATTTACCTGTTTCAGGGTCATTATTTGCTGATATAGTTGCAATTTGTTCCAACTGATCTTCGGATGAAATATCTTCTGATACTGAACCTCTTAATTCAGATGTAACTTCTTTGATTGCAAATTCAATTTGTCTTTTAATTTCTACAGCGTTTTCACCATTATCAAGATGAGATAATCCCTTTTTAATCATTTCTCTTGCTAATAAGGTAGAAGTTGTTGTACCATCTCCTGCTTTTTCAGCTGTTTTAACCGCTGCTTGTTTAATTAACAATACTCCTAATTCTTCACTAGGATCATCTAATAAAAATGATTTTGCAACTGTTACTCCATCTTTAGTTGATTGAGGTGCTTCTTGTGCTCCTCTAAAAATTACTACATTTCTTCCGTTAGGTCCTAAAGTAGCAACAACTGCATCTGCAAGTTTATCTATCCCTGTTTGTAGTTTTGTTCTGGCATCTTTGCCGTAATGAATTTTTGTTTCCATTTCTTAATTGTTAATTAGTTGATTCTTCTACTTTTGCTAGTACTTGGTTTTCTGGGCCTATGTAATACTCTTCTCCTTCAAATGGTAATTTTGTAAAACCCTGTGTTGGAAGTACTACTTTATCCCCAATTTTCACTTGTGGTACTAATAATACTCCACTGATAGTATATCTACCAGGACCTACAGCGATAACCTCACCAAAGGTATTTGTATCTTTCCCCATATCAGGAACGATAATGTTACCATAGACAGTTTCTTCTACTTCTATAGGTTTAACGATAACTGCATCATAAAATGCTCTTAGCTCTTTCATCTACGTACTGTTTTAAATTTAATGTTACTTGTTTATAATTTTCTATGTATTCACTTAATTGACTATAATCCTTATTATTAGCCTGTAATTCAGAGATTCTCATTAGAGCAGCTCCTATAGTAGGATAATAATACAAAGACTTTTCATAAGTCTTAGTTTTACCTTTAGCTCTAAAATGGGACGCATCTGATGTTACATTCATTTTAATGGTGTAACTATACTCGTCTTTAGTAATAAAGTAAGGTTCCAGTAAAGGATCGGTAATAGTCTTAATAGACTTTCTTTTTGTTGTCATATAACTTATTTATTTAGACGTGAATATACGAATAATATTGCGCTAGGACACGCTTTTTTGGTAAAACTTTTATTTTATTTTAATTGTTTTTGCTTTTTTAGATTCCGCAATTGGAATAAATAGATGAAGCAAACCATCTTTCATTTCTGCTTCTAATTTCTCTAGTTCGAATTTAGCTGCTACTTTATAACCTAAGTTAAAAGATCGTTTAGCTAATCCTTTATAGATGTAACCTGTATAATCTTCTTCTTCTTCGGTTGGTTTATCGTAGATAATTTTTAAAAGATCCCCATCAACTTCAAGTTGGATATCTTTTTTAGTTAGACCAGTACAGGCAACTTCAAAGTGAAGTCCTTCATCGTCATAATAAATATCTAATGGGTGTGGTTGTTTGTTTTCAAACGTTGTTGGTTGGAAAACTCCGTCTGCCTTGAATAGGTTACGGAATAGTAAGTCGAACGGTGTACGTTCATTGAATAATGTACTCATATCATTTAGTTTTGTGAGGCCGAAGCTCTCGGTTTATTAATTTGTGAATATAACAGCGTGTCCTAAACTCCAATATTAAATTCAGTTATACATATATAAAACTAGTCTAAAGTATCAAAGAAGAATACTTGTGATAGTCTTGATGATGCTACATCCCAACCAAAGTAAGTAGGTGCCGCGTGTAATAAACGAGCATCCCATATAACACATCTGTTGAAAACATTACCTACTTGGTCTACTTTTTCATAAGGTGTAGAATCTACAAAAGTCTGTTGGTTAAACATTCCTTCGCTTTCATCAGCATGTCTACCTCTCGTTTCTTTATGAGCATAAAAACAAGTTCCTGCTTCGTAAGGAGCATCGGGGTTTAAATATACTGCTGCTGCCCATTGCTGACTATCACAATGCCATACAGTATTTATTTTAGCTTCATGAGACTGAAATCTAGCATTCATTTCATAATCTTCCCATTTAGATATTTTTTTATTTAGAGCACTTTCAAATTTTTCTTTTATTCCTTCAAAGAAAAACTGTTTTCTAGTTCTTAATCCTAGGAATCCACTATCATCATGAAACCATTGTTTAAGAGCAAATTCTCTTAGTTCAATTGGGTCTTCATAAAAATCTTCTATAACGGTAAATCTTTGGTTTGATTTTGAGTTTACTTTAAAATCATCTGTTTTAATGAAACCCCAGTCATCTTTTGGTTGTGAGTCTTTATACATAATATTTAATTTATTTTAATTTAATTCGTTTCTTAATAAATAATAAACACTTTCTATATGTTCTGATGAGAATTCTATTTTCATCATCCCGTTTGGTGATATGGATAGTTTAGCGGTATCCATATCCTTGTTATTTTTTAATATTTCACTAAACTTAAGGGCGTTAAACGGTAAACGCATTCCCTCTTCCTTTATCTTACCTTTAATTTGATATGATATTTTATTGCTGTAATTATCTTCTATAGCCTCCGGACTAAACATAAAGTCACATACTAAAGAACCATCTAAATTTTCAGTTGTTTTAACAAGTACACTAGCAGCATCTAATGCTCCTTTTGCTTTTATTAAATGGGTAATATCTTCTTCATCTAATTCTAATTCAACATCAAACTCGGGGTCTGTAACCCAACTTGTCTTTCCTATTGCTAATGGATCAGCAAGTGTATAAGTTAAATTAAAATTAGCGTCCTCAATATACATTACATTTTTTAAAGCACCATTACCACTTAAACTCATTAATAAGTCTCCATTAGTAATAGATAAGAGTTTAACTAGTTTATCAGTATCAAATACACCAATATCACTATCTTGTACTGGGAAGGTATTTAATACTGTTCTACATACTAATCCTTCACTTTGGGCGTAAACAGTTAAGGAATTATCTTTAATCCTCCATTTAACTGATTTATGTAAGTCACCTAAATAATATTTAGATATTGTGCTNTGTAATAGGTTTTTATTTATCATAANTNTAATATACGAAATTTATTTAGCGTATCCAAATTTACTATCTTGTAATCGTGGAGGAAGGAATATAAAATCTTCAAAAAATAGATGTTGATATTTATATCCAAGGTCTAATAGGTATTTAAATCGTCTTTGTAATTCCTGACGGGTTGCTTTAGGTGTATCATATATATGATTATTAAATGTAGGTTCATTAAAACACTCTATTACTAGTATTGGCATACTCCTTTCTATTGTTTTTTTTGCACCCTCTACTACTAGTTCTTCATACCCCTCTGCATCTATTTTAATATAGTCTATTTTTGGAAGTTCCAAAGAATCTAATGTGACTACTTTTACTTTAATTTTTTCATCTATATTACTATCTTTTGACAAAAATCCTCCTACTAGTCCTGTTCCCCCTGCATTATTGTCTGAAATCCACTTTACTTCTGTAAACCCCTCCTTAGCACCTAATGCAAGTTTATATGTTTCTACGTTTTTACATTTATTTATTTCTAGGTTTTCTTTAAGTATTGAGTATGTTTTATCTATTGGTTCAAAAGCATATACTTTTTTTGCAGTTTTACTTAATTTTACAGTTAAGGTTCCTATATGGGCTCCAACTTCTACTGCTATAGAATTTTCATTAAGTAAGTTATTAATTACTTTGTGGTTATGTTCTTCCCATC